CCCGAGCAGATCGCCGGCATCCAGGGCGCCACGGTCGTGCTGCCGCCCGACAGCGCCGCATCGGCCGGGGCGCGCGGCGTCTACGACAACCTCGAGCACAACACCATGCTGCGCGATGCGGGATACGTGGAGCTGGGCGTTGATCCGGCCGATCCGGGTGCCGAGGTCGAGGCGCCCCCAACCGGCGGGAACGGCGGCAACGGCGGCACGGCCACCGCGCCGGTCAACACCGCCGTGCCAGCGGTCACCCAGACAGGGACGACGCTCAACTGCACTCTCGGAGAATGGACCGGCGAGCCCACCAGCTACGCCTACGCCTGGCAGGTCAACGGTGTGGGCGTCGGCACTGACGCTGCGACCTACGACGTGCAGGCGGCCGATGTGGGGGGCGAAGCGACCTGCACGGTGACCGCGACCAACGCGGCGGGCTCGGCGGCAGCGCCTCCGTCAGTCGGCGTCGTGGTGGCGTAAGCTATGCCGGGGGGGCGGAACCAACTGGCGCCTCCACCACTGCTATCCGGCGGCCCGGTGTGGTCGGATAGCGGTGGAACGCCTGCGTCCGGCCCGGTCCCGAGCGGCTCTCCGGGCTGGTCGTTCGGCGACTTCCAGCAGTTGCCGACAGCGCCGCCACAGCAGACCTACACCGGAGCGATCCCGACACCGCCGAACAACTACGCGGCCGCCATCGCGGAGGTGCCGCACGACTACTACCAGATGCAGCAGCTGATGAACCAGCACGGGCCGAACAACCCGCAGCTCAATCAACTGCTGCAGCTGCTCTATCTCCGGCATCAGGGGCGCACATGACAACCTCGGTCGGCACGATCGCACAGCAGGCTCTCCGTCGTCTTGGCGTGCGCATCGTGCCTTTGGACGACTCTCCGACCCTGACGGAGATGGTTTCATTCGATGTGATCGCGATTGGCGCCTTGATCGAGTTGGGCGTTATCGCGTCGGACGAAACGCCGATCGACGCTGACATGACGTACATGCGCGACAAGGTGGCGAGCGTGCATGCGGCATTGGACGCCCAAGGGATTGTGTGGTGGCCGGTCGGCTCGGTGCCGCGCGCGTTCGTCGAGGAGTACACCAAGCTCACCGCGGCAACGGCTGGGTCGTCCTTCGGCAAGGCCATTGATCCGGCGATGGTGGCACTGCACGAGGCGCGCATCCGCAAGGGCGCGATGGTGCTGTCGTCCGACGACAACGCCCAGCAGGCGGTGCAGGCGGTCCACGATGACCTCGTCATGCGCGGCATCGCACGGTGGACATCGCTCGATATTCCGACCGCGTTGGGTGATCCGTACGTCGTGCTCACCTGTGCCAATCTCGACCCACTGTTCGGCCTGCAGACGACCGACGCGAACGACGTGCGCGACGCAATGGTGGCGATCTACCGCTACGTCGCGCTGCCGAGCAGCGGCGAGACCGTGTCGGTGGCGTACTTCTAAATCCCACGAGGTGTGCGGTGGCGTATAAGCTCGCGTACAGTGATTACTCGACGGCCTCCGGGCCGCCTGATCCGGCGGCGTGGGTTGGGCCGCCTGGGCCTATGGGGCCGCCTGGACCGCAGGGCATCCCAGGCCCATTGCCAGCAGGCGCTCCGTTCCTGCCGCTCGCCGGTGGCACGGTGTCGGGTAGTGTCAGCATCGGGGCCAATCAGCCGAACTACATCACGCTGGCGGGCGGTGTGGCTGGATCGCCGGCAACCATTACCACGGCGGGTCCTTGGGCAGACCTCGACATCAGTCCCGCACTACAGGGACGGTTACACATGGCACTCTGGCGCAACTTTCCGGCGCCATCCAACCTACCGGAGTTGGCGCGCTGGGATTACGTCATGGAAGGCGCAATTCCCGCCGGTCAACAGCCGTCCGTCGAGTACCACGGACTGAACTACGATACGGTGGATGCGTCGCTAGCCCAGGGTGGCGGCATGGGCTGCTTCGTCTACAGCGGCGGTCCAGGGGCCGGCGCTGTCGGTGGACGTGCGCTGTTTGGCGCCACACTTGCGCAGACAGGCGCTACGGTATGCCCCCCAGGCCAGTTCTACGTTGCAGGTGCGCGGTTCTCTGAGGCCAGCTATTCGGCCGGCGGCACATCCGGAAACAACCGTGGCTCGCTGTTCGGCGGCAATGACAGTGCCAGGCTCCATAGCGGCGCGACTTTCTGGGAAGCTGTTATCGGAACAGAAATCAACATTGCTGTGGAAGCTGGCGCGGCATGTCACTACAAGCACGGATTGAGCGTCATATTTTGGTCCACTGATGCCGTCGCGGGTGATGCGGGTAAGGACTACGGCATTGGCATATCGGCATCAGGGACGTGTGCCGGATGGGATGTAGGCTACGCTTTCGGCGACGCCTACGGCACATGGCCGATGAAATCAACCGGCACACTGATCGGCACGGTCGCCGGCGCGAGTGGTGGAGCGGCATGGCAGGCGGCATATGGCGTTGACTTCGCTCAGGTGACGTTCAGCCAGGCCGCGTTCAGATCAACCGGCTTTTCTGTTGATGCCTATGGCGACGTTCAGACCAGGGCGCTGGCTGTCGGCGCCGGCGTCGCCTCGATCGACAGCACCGGAGCTGGCACATTCACTCACGTCAAAGCGACAAGCGGTCTGGATTTCGGCTCGCAGTTTGCTGCGAGCAGCACTGACTTTTCCAAGCACATCTCTCTGTACGGCAGCACGTTCGGGATATGCGTAGATAATAACGCCAACCTGTGCATCTCCGCACAGGCGGGGTTTTCTTCGATCTTCATGGTAGGCGCTGGCCCTGTCGCCACGATTGGTATCAATGGCGTTACCAGTCAGGCCGCGATGCAGATTGGTGGTGCGTCAGGCCCGACCTGGACCACCGGCAGCGGCGTGCCGTCATCCACGCAACCAGTCGGCTCGCTTTATTCGCGCGTATCTACGTGGGCGGCAGGCGCAACGCTCTATGTGAGCAAGGGTGCTGGCGCATGGACGGCAGTAGCGAGCGTGTGATGGACATGCAGCCGATCGAACCATCGCGCCAACTCACCGCCACACTCACCGCGCAGCAATGGGAGGCGGTGCTGGGCCATCTGGACGCGGGGCAGCACCGGATCGTGCGCCCGATCATCGACGCCCTTATGCAGCAGTTGCAGCAGCAGTCGCAGCCACGGTTCTCCATGGAGGACGCCGACAATGCCTGACGGTATGAGCATCCCCGGCGGACCGTCGTTCGCTGGCTCACCGTCATCCAGCGTGCCAGGGGGGCCTGACTTCGCGGGCAACCCGCAGCCGCCGGACGTGCCGTGCGACCCTGTAGGTGATGCGTGGCGCGGGCCTCCAGGGCCTCCGGGGCCGCCAGGGCCTGCTACACCGGGTCCGGCAGGGCCACCGGGCGCTGACAGCACCGTGCCGGGGCCGCCTGGCGCCACAGGCCCGACAGGGCCAGCGGGGGGCACTGGATCGACCGGACCAACTGGCGCAACGGGGCCTGCTGGTCCAGCGGGAGCTACTGGCCCCGCTGGCGCTACAGGGGCCACAGGTCCAGCGGGCACACCGGCCACATCCCGCAACACCGCACGCCTGCAAGCTCAGTGGGTGACCGGTGCGATCGTCGCCAACGATACCGTCTGGCTGGCCTACGACGCGCCCTATGCTGGCACTGTGACCGCGCTGACTTACTTCACCGGCAATGGAAGCTTCAGCGTGGCGATCCAGATCAACGGGACGAACGTGACCGGGCTGTCGGCGATATCCGTCAGCAGCGCGACGCCAGCGACGGCGAGTGCCTCCGGCGCCAATACGTTCACGGCGGGGCAGCGCATCACAGCGGTGATCACATCAGCGACCAGCAGCCCTACTGATGCACTGCTCTCGCTTGCCGTGACGTGGAGCTAATAGGGGCCGATGGCCAACACGACATGGAACCCCAGCGACAAGACGAATTGCACGCTGACAGGTGGCAATCTGATCGCCACGACGGCTGCCGGCGGCGGTGGTGTCCGTGGGATCAACGCCAAGACTGCCGGGAAGTATTATATCGAGCTCACTTATACGACACTCAATACTAACAGCATTAGTTCCGGCCTAGCCTTAGCTACAGCTAGCTTAACAAGCCCAGGGGTCGGGGCTGCTAATGTTATCCGGTTGACCGGAAACATATCCGTAAACGGCAGCGCGACGGGATTTAATTTAGGCTTGATCGCCGCAAGCGCTGTAATCGGCATCGCTGTTGATTTTGGTAGTCAGCTGATTTGGTTTCGTATCGCCCCATCGGGTAACTGGAACGGAAACGGGACAGCAAATCCGGCAACCGGCGTTAATGGAGCCAGTATCAGTACCATTACCGGCTCGTTTTTTCCTCTTATGGCCGGCTCCACCTCGGACAAGGTGACCGCGAACTTCGGGGATATAGCATTCTCAGGGGCTGTGCCATCCGGCTTTGTCGCTGGTTGGCCTGTATCCACAGCGATCAACGGCCCCATCGTCACGATGATCGGATAACCCATGCCCTCATTCGCCATGACGGTGCCCTACATGCGCACCTCGCCCGTTCACATCCCACGCCGCGACCTCGTGCTCGGCCGCGCCGACAGCCTGTTCCTCCGCGTCACCGTGGTCGACAGCGATAGCGTCTGTGCGCAGGGGATCGATCTGTCCGGTGGTATCGGTGGCCCGGTGCTGCAAATGCTCGTCTGGCCCGATCAGCACCACCGAGGGGCGTGGGACTACGGCGCCTACTGGCACTGGCCGCAGTGCCCGCAGACCGTGCTGTGGGTCGGCACGGGCGTGATCAGCGATGCCCTCGGGGCGTTCGACATATCATTCCCGACAGCCACCATGGCAGGCTGGCCGCGGCGCTGCGCCTACGCGCTGCAGCTCGACTACGACGGCGGCGGCGGGACTGATCTGCTGGCCGAGGGCAGGCTGCATCTGAGGCACTCGGTGCCGCGCACGATCAACCCAGTCATTATGCTCACCGATCCGAACCCGGCGACGCTGACCGATCCAGGCGAAGCCATTTATCTCGCCGGAGGGCCATTGCCATGAGCGTCACGACAGGCACGTTCCCAGGCGTTCGCATTGTCGACATGCCCGACCTCGGCGCAGTCAACGACGCCTCGTCGTTCGTGGGCGAGCGGGCTGGTAGCGGGCGGTTCAGCGCACCGGCATTTCAGAGCTATGTGTCGAACAGTCTCGTCGACCCGCGCATTTTCAACGTCAAGCGCTATGGCGCCAAGGGCGACGGTACCACCAACGATACCGCCGCCATCCAGGCCGCGATCAATGCCGGCGTGGCGATGGGCGCACCAGGCTTCTGCATCCAGATCCCGCCCGGCATCTATCTCCTCACCGGCACCCTCACGGCATCGCTCGCAGCCAACGCCTCGATGACGCTGCAGGGCTACGGCCAGAACGCAACCGAGCTGCGCTGGAGCAGCGCCAGCGGCAACGGCCTGGTGATCAATTATCCCGGCGGTGCCACCTGGTGGGACCATCCCAGCAGCGCCACCATCCAGGGGCTGTCGCTCACCACCTCGGTGGACACCACAGGCACCGCGCTCACCATCAACGGCAACTATGCGACCGGCTACGTCGTGGCGCAGACCACGATCCGGGATGTGAGCATCGGCGGCAGGCCGAGCACCGGCCAATGGCTCAACGGCATCCTGTTCGCCTCGGTCGCCGAGACGCTGCTGGAGAACGTGTTGATCTCAGGCATTGCGGGCGCCGGGGTCGGTGCGAACCCGGCACCAAAGGGCACCGGGGTGTCCTATGCCGGCACGTCCACAGCCATCGCCACGCAGCACAACCTGTTCGCGGTCAACATCTTCTTTCTCGATACCGGGGTGAACATCAACTCGTATATACAAGGCGTGCTGATGTTCGCGGTCTCGACGACCTCGTGCAACTTCGGCGTCAACTGTCCCGGAGCGCTGGTCGGGGGTGCTCCCGACATTCAACAGGTGTCGCTCTCACAGTGCCAGCTCGCCTGCTACCAGATGTGCCTGCGGATGACCGCCTGCCTGGATTGCTCGATCGATGGCTGCCTGATGTTCCTGCTCGCCGGCGCACCGACGAACACCTACGTCATGCTGATGGACAGTTGCCAGCGTATGCAGGTCACCGGCAACGATCTCCAGGGGCGCAACATAACCGGACACGTCGGCATCGGTATCACCAACACGCTGGCGATCGACCAAGGGCCATATCCCAGCATCGTCAGCGGCTGCACGTTGCAGGACTTGCAGATCGGCGTGGTCATCGACACCGCCACGAAAAGCGTCACGGTCGCGCAGAACTGCTACGGCACGATTGCCACCGCGGTGCAGAACAACAGCGACACCGGGGGCTTTTACGGCGAGTTCATCACTGCGGCACGGGCGGTCGGCTCAGCGCTGGCACTGACAGACAATGCCCAGGTGACGGTCACCTCGATCAGCCTGCCGGCCGGGGATTGGGAAATCAGCGCGCAGACGCTGTTTACCGGGCCAAGCGCGACGGTGGTGGCGGGCGTAGCCGCCGGCATGTCAGCAACAACGGCGTCGGTCGATCCGGCCCATGCGGTAGAGTTCTCCTGTTCCAACTTCGCCGTGTTCAGCACCGTGACGCAGATTGCGATGAGTGCCGGCCCATACCGGTTCACCAACACCGCCCGCGCAACTTACTACATGACCGCGCTTGGACATTTCAGCGTCAGCACCATGAGCGTCTATGGCACCATCAGCGCACGGCGGATCGTCTGAATGTCGCAGACCGTCGCAGCCGCACCGGCGCCGGCCGGTGGCATGCAGCGCATTCCGCTGCCGCTGGAGAGCTACCAGCACGCCTCGCCGCCGCTCAATCATAAGCGCCTGCTCAATCTGTATGCCGAGCAGGAGCCGTCAGACAGCCGCACCGCCGCCGCGCTGATCGCAACGCCAGGTTTGATCTGGGAGGGCGTCACCTACGGCACCGGGCCGGTGCATGCCATGAACACCGATTACCCCGGCTCGATCTATGTCGCTTCCGGGACGCACTTCTATCGGGCAACGCAGCCGATCGGCAGCACAACGGTGGCTGTCGAGGATCTGGGGGAGATCGGCACGCCGAGCGGCACCGACTTTCCGTTCAACCTGATGGTAACGATCGCAGTCGGCGTCAACGGCGCCGTGGTCTGTGTGCCGCCGAATGCCTTCACTTGCACGCACACCGGAGCGCTCAATCAGATCGGCGGCGAGTTCCCGGGTGCTCGCTCGGTGACCTATCTCGACGGCTATTTCGTGTTTAGCCAGGATGAGATTGGCGGCCAGTTCTTCACCTCGCTGCTGCTCGATCCCACCGCCTATGATGCACTCGACTTCGCCTATGCCGATGGCGTGCCCAACGTGATCCGCCGGGTGATGACGCTGCGCGGCGAGTTGTGGCTGTTGGGCGACGGCGGGTTAGAGATCTGGTATGACGCCGGCTCGTCAGGGCTGGAGACAGGTCTATCCTCCGGCCTCTCGTTCTTCCCGTTCAGGCGGCAGAACGGCGGCGTGCTGCAGACCGGCTGCGGCACCATTCGCTCAGCGGCGATCTGTGATGGTTCGCTGTTCTGGGTCGGTACCAACGGCATGGTCAACCGCAGCGTCGGCTACAAGGCACAGCGTATTTCAACGCACGCCATCGAGGACATCATCAAGGCCAGCGGCGTGACCGCGGTCACCTCGGCGCTGTCGTATTTCGAGGAGGGGCACACCTTCTATGTGCTCAACCTCCCCGATCGCTCGCTGGTCTATGACGTGGCGACCGGGGCGTGGGCCGAGCGATCGAGCAGCGCTGACGGTTCCGGGCCCTGGCTGCCAGCGGCGGTGGGGCATACCGACATCGTCAACCACTTCGGCAGCTCGGTCGACGGGCGCAGCTATCTGATCAATCCGGCAGGGTTGGACTTTATCGTGGACACCGACAACGACATCACGGTGATGCGGCAGTTCATCACGCCGCCATTGTGGGCCGGCACCTATCGGGCGTTCTGCGCGCGGCTGGAAATCGAGATGGAGGTGGGTGGGCTGCAACCGACGAGGGACATTGTGCTCGACTGGTCGGACGATGGCGGGCGCAGCTGGAGCGCGGGCCGCACGATGACGGCGGGGGTGGCCTACGGCGATCGCGTGCGGGTTTACACCACGCGGCTGGGCTCGTTCAGGCAGCGCATGTTCCGCGTCACCATGACGCACCACGCCACGATCTACGGCATCGATGTTGACATCTCTAAGGGCAGCGCCTGATGGCCCTGGCGCCGCCGCCGCCGGTCAACGAGGCGCCGCTGGAGACGAGCGGCCAGCACACCCAGGCGTGGAGCGGTTATTTCCGCAGCATGTCTGACGCTCTCTCGCAGATTGGCAGGGGCGTGACGGACGGGTCGGATGCGGCAGCGGGCCAGGTCGGGGAATACATGACCGCATCGGCTAGTGGCATCGCGCTGGTGAACAATGTGCCGATCAACGTGGTGTCGCTCGATTTGCCGGCGGGTGACTGGGATGTGACGGGGAATGCACAGATCAGCTCGCCGGGCGGCACCCGCAACATCTTCGGCGCTGGCCTGGACGGCATCGACACGCAGATCGCGGCGACGTTTCCGACCACGGGGACGACGGTGAACGGGATCAACGCGGCGCTGCGGCGCTACAACGTGACGGCGGCGACGACGGTGTGGCTGCAGGCGCTCGGCTCGTTCAGCGGCAGCGCGACTGCCAGCGGTTCCATTCGCGCGAGGCGGATGCGCTGATGGACGACTGGCTGGAGACACTACGAGCGCATGTCGAGTGGCAGCTTGGCGATCAGGTGGCCTGGGTTACCACCGGCATGAGAGACCACGGCGGCTGGCACGGCATCTACCTCCGCACACAGAACGGCTGGCGGCATGCTGTAGCGGTGCAGCCTGACGACTCGCCGGAAGAGGTGGTGGAGGCGCTCCAGAAGGCGATCGACGAGCGGCGCAATAGGCCGGGGAAGTGCTAGATGCGGTTCGTGCAACTGGCCTCTGGTGTTGACATGGTTCCGGTGCTGCTGGAGCTGAACCGTGCCGCGCACCTATGGGACCGCAACCCGGAGCGACGACTGTATCCCGGAACTCCCCATGCGGCCATGACCGACATCACCGTGCGCTACATGCCAGAGGAGCAACTGACCGGGCTCGAGGCGCGGCGGCTGGAGCATCGGAACGTGTTCTGGCCGGCATGGTATGAGTTGCCATCACTGCGACCGATGATCTTCGCGCTGATGAACCGTGTGGCCTGCGTGGAGCTTGGCAGCATCCTGCTCACTAAGTTGCCGCCGGGGGCTGATATCCTGCCGCATACTGACGCGGGAAGCTGGGCGCCGGAATACTACAACTGCAAGGCGCATCTGACGCTGGCTGGCACAGCGCTGGTGCATTGCTGCGAAGCAGTGCAGCGATTCGACACCGGGACCATCTGGACGTTTGACAACCTGCGCATTCACTCAATCACCAACGATGGTGCTGTGGACAGGATTGTCTGCATCGTGAGCATGAGGTGCGAATGAAACGCGCGCCCAATCAGCCAGAGACGGTCAGCGTCACGATCTACGCCGGTATCTACTATCGCGTATATCGTATCCCGGACGCTGACACGCTGATACCCCAACATGGGCACGAGTACGGGCACCTCACAGCTCTGCTGCAAGGTCGCGTTCGGTTGTGGCGAGAGGGCGATGATGACGGGCCAATCGAGTACTGCGCGCCCGCTACGATCCGCATCCCCGCACACATCATGCACTCGTTCCTGACGCTTACGCCGGGTGTTGTGCTCGCTTGTATCCACAACGCGGACCACCTCGAGGCCGACGACGAGCCTGCGGTGGCTGCGCATCACGATCTCGAACTGGAGGATTGAGCTTTGCCCTTCGCAGTTGCTGCGGCTGGGATCGGTGCTGCTGGCGCAATCGCTGGCGGCGTCATGCAATCTCAGGCCATCAAGAGCGGACAGTCGGCGGCCAATGCCGCGATCCAGCAGGGTGTTCAGACTGCCACCAACCAACTGTCGCCGTGGACCACGGCTGGGCAGCCGGCGCTGGCGGACCAGTCGGACCTGCTCGGGTTGAACGGGCAGCCTGCGGCAGACGCGGCGATGGCTAAGTTCCAGCAAAGCCCCGGATACCAGTGGCAATTGGGCGAGGGCCTGCGCGCGACTGACGCCGGCGCGGCAGCGCGAGGGATGACACGCTCAGGGGCTGCGCTCAAGGCCGAGCAGACGTTCGGCAGCGGGTTGGCAGCGACCGATTTCAGTAACTATTGGAACCGACTGCAGCAGCTCAGCGGGAGCGGCCTGACGGCGGCGGGCGGTATTGCCAACGCGGCTACCGGAGGGGCTGCGAACATAGCGCAGACCGACACCAGCGCGGCTAACGCGCAGTCCAGCATCTACGGCAATATGGCAAAGGGCGTCAGCACTGGCGCTAACCAGCTAATGAGCAACACGGCGTTTCAGAATGCCATCGGGGGCGGTGGCGGGGGCGCATCGAGCTACGCGGGTATGGCAGGCGCTGATCTGGGGTGGATCTGATGGCCGAGTTCACATCAAGCCAGCAGGTCTCACCGTTTCCCGATCAGAACGCGCTGTTTGATGTCGCCAAGGTCGCTAATGCGGCGCAGGCGTATCAGGCCAACCAACTGCACATGCAGGGGCAGCAGCTCGATCTGAGCAACGCCAACATGGCGCAGGTCGGACAGGCTGCGGCGGGGCTGCTGTCGGCGTATCCGGACGAGGCATCGCGGGCGGCGGCGTATCCGCGTGTCGTTGGCATGCTGCAGTCGCATGGCTTCGCGCTGCACGCGCCATCCGAGTATCCCGGCGAGGGCGTGTTGCGGTCGATGGTCAACCAGAGCGTGCCGGTGGTCGATCAGTACAAGATGGGGCTGATTACCTTGCCGGGGCAGCAGGCGAACTTCAACGCTGTATTTGGCGCCGGCAGCACGGCCCCCACGGGAGCGCCCGGAACCACCACAGGGGCCGCAGCGCCATCCATGGCGATTCCTGCCCGCGGCACTGGTGGGCCTGGAGCGGGCGCCTCGGCGCCGACCGCATGGCTGCCGTATTTCGAGGAGGCGTCGAAAGAAACCGGCATCCCGGTGGATCTGCTACTCGCCCAGGCGCGGCAGGAAAGCAGCTTCAACCCGAACGCCAAGGGTGGCGCCGGCGAGATAGGCCTATTCCAGATTAAACCCAGCACGGCCAGCAGCCCCGGCTTCGGGTTGCCGCCGGTCGATCCGGCATCGATCACCGGGCCGGACAACGTGCGCAACAACATCCTGTTCGGTGCGCGCTACCTCAAGGCGCGGATGGGGGGCGGCGATCCGAACAATCCAGCGGCGCAAGCGGCGGCACTGCATGCCTACAACGGTGGCGGCGATCCGAACTACGTGCAGAACGTGTTCCGTTACCGCCCGACGCTGGCGCCATCCGATCCGAACGCCGCGGTCACCGCCTACACGCCGCCAGCCACAGGAGCGCCCACCACGACGGCCACAGCGCAGCCAGGCGCCACGCCCCCACCGACGCAGTACGCTGGACCAGGGGCGCCAGGGGCGCCCACGCTGCCACCAGCCGCCACAGAGACGCCTCCTGGGCCTGCACAGCCTCCAGCGACCGCAGCGGCCCCAGCACAGCCAGGCCAGCCACAGGCGGCGCCAGCACCAGCGACGGGCGCCACGGGTATGCAATCGCCGCAGTTCCAGCGAGCTATGCAGTTGGAGCGCCAAGCGGCGATGCTCGAGGCCGGCCCGGGTGGCCAACTACCGCAGAACAAGGCGATGGCGGACTATCTGCATACTCAGGCCAAGGCCATCTTGGGGACGGACACGTTCCAGCAGATTGGCGGCGGTATGCAGCGCAACGTCCTTACGGGAGATACCAAGTACAGCGGCCCTCCAACTGCTCGCTCGACCACGGACAACGACGGCAACACCTGGATACTCGCGCCGGGTCAGCCGCCGACCATGCTCCACGCCAATGTCTCTGGCGTCACCGGTACTGGACCAGAGGCTAGCGCGCTACGAACGTTGAACGAGGTGGCACCGAAGATCGCTAATGGCACAGCCACGCGGCAAGATCTGGCGAACTACGCGACTGCCGCCGAAGTCTACCAGCAGCCACAGATCCACGAAGACCCAAATACACACGCCCTGGTGCGTGTTCCCACACGACAATTGCCTCCCGGACTGCCGCCCTCGCCGCTTGCGTCAAGCGGCGCCGGCGCCACGAGTGGCGCTCCGGGAGCGCAACAGGTGACGCCTGGCATGAGTACGGCACAGCGCAGCGCCGAGGATGATTTAGGTAAAGCGTACGCGACTACCGACAAGAAGTCTTACGACACTGCCAACGCCAGTCTCGGCATGTTGGTAAACGCAAACAATGCGGCCGAGGTTCTAAACCGTAATCCTGGCGGCTTCACCGCAACCGGCGCTGGCGCGAATACCAGGCTTGAGCTCGGCAAGACCTTGAATACCGTCAGCGGACTGCTTGGAGGCGGGCCGGTCGTTGATCCGTCGCAGATCAGTGCGTGGGAGGCGCTGAACAAGCAAACGAGGCTGATGGGTATGCAGGTCGTGAATAGCTACTTTGGTGGCTCACGCGAAGCCGCCAGCATCATTAACGGAGCCACGTCAGCAGTGCCGAACTCAGAGAACAGCTATCTCGGCTTCCGGCTGGTCTCGTCAGGCATCGAGCAGGACTTGCAGCGTCAGCGCGAGCTTTATGAGTTCAAAGGCCAGCGCCTGGCGGAAGGACAGCCACTGGTGACGGCAGAAGCCGACTTCAACAAGACGCACCCGGTGGAGATCTATACCGCCCGCGCGATTGCTAACGCGGTGCCAGACGATATTGCGGCGCACCTCGTGGCTAACCCGGACACCGTCAAGGCATTCGACCAGCATTTCGGGCCTGGTATTGGCGAGTTCATCCTGAAGGGCGGGCGCAGCGGTATGGGTCGCGCGGGAGTGCCGAGCAATGGCTAGCACTGCCAATCCATACGATGCTTTGCTAGCACCCTATATGGGGTCGTCAGGCACGGATCAGGGCGCGCAGCCTGCGGGGCCGGTCGTTCCGGGGAAAACGCCAGAGACTGCGCCAGATCCTTATGCCCCGATGATCCGCGCCGCCACGGCGCCCCCCGATCTGCCACCAGGCCAGATGACGGGATGGCAGCGCGAGGTTGCGTTGCCCGCTTCTTCATTTGCGCGCGGGGTAGTGTCGACCGTTGGGATGCCAGGCGACATCGTTCGCGGTGTTGGTGCTATCGGTGGTGCCGCTGCGGAGCAATACCTGAACCCCGATCCTCTCAGCGCCATCCAGAACCGAAATCAGCTTATGATCACGCCGAACCAGGGACCGCAGATCGTGACCCCCGAGATGCTGTCGGATGCTCCTGGCAAGCCCAACGTGCCGGCGGCATCGTGGCACAATCCGATCGATACCGAGTCACTGCTCGGCTACCCCGGTATCAGCACTATTGCCAATCCACCGAGCGTGCAGCCGCAGAACCTACGGGAGCGGATCGAGGCTGGAGTTGCATCGGGCGCTGGAGCCGCAGTCAGTGGCGGCGCGGTGACCGGCGGTCTCTCTTCATTGCCTGCTGCCGCTCGGACGATCGTTCAAGGCGCCGCTGCGGGCGGTGCGGGCGAGGTCGGTGGGGAGATTGGGGAGGCTGTCGGGGGCACACCGGGGCGTGTGATCGGGACTGTCGTTGGTGGTGCTGGGGGGGCTCGCCTGGCGCCCGGCGGCGGCGGTCCAACAGCGCTCCTCCCGAGCACTATGGACGCCGAGACGGCTGCGCTCGCCAAGCGCGCCAAGGAACTGGGAATTGACGTGGGGGTCGGTGCAGCAAGCAACAGCCCGGTTATCAAGTATCTCGACTCCGTCATGCGCCGGCTGCCGTTCACTGGCTATGGCAAGTATGACGAAGCCAACCAGCAGGCGTTCGCGAAAGCCGTCACCAACACTTTTGGCGAAGACGCGCCTAAGGTCACCCCGACCGTAATCAACAACGCCTATGATCGCATCGGTCAGGTCTTCAACAACGCGGCCGGGCGTTACAATGTGAAGTTTGATCCCACGATTGACCAGACGCTGACCAACATCAGCCGGAAAGTGAAGGAGGCAGCGATCGATCAGGGACAGAAGGATGGCATCCAAACCCAGATCGACAAGATACGCCAACTCGCGACTGACAATAACGGCGTCATCCCTGGTAAGGCGTATGTTGACCTAACCAAGAAGGGAGAAAGCCTGGACATCCTGCAGGGTAGCCGAAGCACGACATCGGGGCAGTTGGGGGGACAGATCAGGGACGCTATCGATACTGCATTGGAGCGCTCTGCGTCACCAGCCGATGTGGCTGCGCTGCGTGAGGCTCGGACCCAGTACAAGGCGCTGAAGACAGTCGAGCCGCTGACCTTGCGAGCCGATGCGGCGGGCGGCGTCACGCCATCGACAGGGGAGATAAGCCCAGCGGCATTGTTAGGCCGCGTCAATCAGCAATATGACAATGCGGCACGCGCGCAGCCTGGCCAGATCCCGTTGCTCGATCTAGGACGCATCGGCCAGCGGTTCCTAAAAGATGCGCCATCATCCGGCTCCTCAGAACGACTGAGCCTCATGGAGATCGGCAAAACGGTTGGCGGCCTCGGTATGAGTGCGGCCGGCCTACATGAAGCCGGGGTTCCTGCGGAGTCGTTGCCCTACGTCCTGGCTGCTGTGCCCGCGCTGCGCCTGGGCGGTGCGGCTTTGCGTGCTCCGGCCATTGCCCCACCAGAACCGCTCATCAACAGTCTCTTCGGCGTTTATCCGCAGCTTGCGCCTGGGATGCGACCGAACCAACTCGCGCCATGACGGCAGTGGATCGGCGGCGCAGTTCAGCCCAAACATGAGAGCGATTGGCCATAGCCCGATTGCGGCGAGGCCCCAGCATGTGAAGAACACGACCATCACGCCCCGCCCTCCAGCTTGTCGAGCCGTTCCTCGGTGGTGCGGATGCGTTTCAGCAGTGGCGCCTCGATCGCACCCAGCACGACGCCCGGCAGCGCGATCACCATGTCCCGCGTTACGCTGTGCTCCGAGCGTAGATCGCGCAGGTTCCCCTGCACTTCCAACAGCCGCTCCATGACGCCGTTGATGCGGGCCATGAGCCGGCTTTCCATCGCCTCCAGGTGCCGCTTCAGTTCCTCGTCCATCAGCGGCCTCCCGCCAACTGGGCGAGCAGCTCGGTCTGCTGGCGCAGGATCAGCCCGATACCGTTGAGGCTTTCCTCGATGCCGCTGATGCGTGCCTCCATGGCACTGAAGCGTGCTTCCAGGGCTGACAGGCGAGCTGGCAGCGGATCCACCAGGCCCCGCAGCATGCGCTGCTCGACCAGGATTTGCGTCTGCTGACGCGACAGGAAATCCAGGGTAATTGTGTCGCTCATGTCGCAACTCTCCTTGCGGCGTGTTCCAGGGCCGGGTGCAGCATTGGGAGTGCTGCCCCGGCCCGATTTATATCAGCGCAGTCAACCCGCCGCGAGGTGCTCCTCGCCTTTGATCGCGACCTCGTCCAGGTCGTCACCGGGCTCGGCCGCAGGCAGCTTGGCCATGAAGTCGCCGATGATGGCGTCAATCTCGTCTTTGGCCCATGGAGGCGCTTCGGCAAGTGCCTTCTCCACTGACGGACGCGCGGCGATTGCTTCGATGCCTTCGCGGCTGGTCTGCTTATCACATGCCTGGATCAGGCCGTTGATCCACATGACCCACGCCTCGCGCGTGCGTTCTGGCGCCGGCGCTGTGTCCTTGCCGGTCACGATCGGTTGCTTGGTGGTGTTGCCAGTGCCGTTGCAGGCGAAGCATTTCTTGCCGGGGCGCCATTCGCCTGTGCCCTGGCATTTCGGGCAGACATCGGCAGGATCGTGGTGATCGTCGGCGGTATCGTAGACGGTCGTGTCCTGGACACTCTCGCCGCGAGGCATGGTGGCGGCTGCCGACTTCAGCGGGATACTGTCGTTCAGTGCCTTGCGGCGGGCCGCATCAACTTCGGCAAGCGCCATCTGGGACAAGCGGCGATCGGGCTGCGGCTGCTCCTCTGCGGTGCCATCGATGGTCGGCCCCATTTCCTCCCGCGAGTAGACGCCAAGGATCACAGCAGGCGTCCAGCGCCGCGCCCAGACCCGCGCGCCATGATAGACGAGCTGCTGGTCGGGTTGCTTTACCCACAGCGGATTGGAAGTCTTCGCGTCCGCTAGTTTGACCTCGACAGTGCGCGGGTTGGTCTCGCCGCGTCTGGTGGCGGTCACGGTGATGCTGCGGGCATCGCCAACACCTGCGAAGTCGTAATCGATATGGCCGACGATTGCGCCGCTGTTCTCGACCGCAGCAGCCACCAGCTTACCCTCGATCATCTGTTTGCCTTGGATGATGCTGGTCGCCTGGGCAACAGCAAATGGTGACATGCCCCAGCGCATAGCCAACTCTATGACCATCAGGCAGTCGCCGGGGCTGTCCCACAGATGCTTTGGCACAGTGCGGGCTCCGGCCATGAACTGTGCGAGCCGGATCGCCTCGTCCATGCTCCGTGGCACCAGAGCGGTACTGCTGGAGTAGGATGCGACTTCGGTGGTGGTGACTGCGTTCATGGCTATGCGGTCCTGATTATGAGTCTGGGGGCGTCGTTGCCCAATGACGCGCCTGGAACGTCCTGGCCGGCGCGCAGGGCTTTTGCGATGGCGATCTTATCCGGCGCATGGCGCCAGTACGTCTCGGGCAGCTGCGTTTCATCGAGCGCGCCTATCTCGCGGTGGTGGCTGATAGAGGCTGTATATACGCCGCGTTCTAATGGGCTGACACCCAGCGCCTCGATGATCTGGAGCGCTACGCCGCGGGCACGCTCGGCTCTCGCTTCGATACGTTTCGCGCGTTCTCTCGCGAGTTCCGCCAGCTTCTTGTCAGCGATGGCTGCCTCGACCACGCGGTCGAGCACCTCAAGCACATCGCTTTCGCCCTCGATCGTGTTGAGCAGTAGCACGTTGTCGCCATCATCCGGCAGCGCGCTGATGGCCTCCATCGCCGCACTCATAGCGCGCTCGATCGCTGCGCCGTGGGGGACGTTACTCGGCATCGTGGCGCTCCCGAAGCGTGTGGAAGCCCAGCCGCACCTCGGGCGCATCGAGATGCAGCGGCACGATCTCCAAGTGCTTCACCTGATCGGCAAGGGCCAGCAGCTTCTCGGCCAGCAGGCCCGCAGTGCGGTAGGGGATGTCCTTCTTGTGGAGGCACCAGCCGGCGATGAAGTCGGCCGTGCCCTGTAGGTCTGATGCGATGCTCATGTTGGTCTCCAAGGGAGCGATGGGGGTCACGCGCCGGGGGCGTCTGACTGGAGCGGTAGTTCGTCGTCGTCCGGCGGTTCGTGGATGGCGCCAGGGACGTGCAGCGGCGGGTTGGGCCGTCGGGGGGTGAACACGGCCCGCGGTCCTGGTGGGCGCCCGCGCTTGTTGCGCTGCGGGTGCTCGATGATGGCGATCATCTCGTGGACCTCCTCCAGGCGTGCGCGCAGGGCTGCGGCGTCCATCTCCAGGTCGCGCTCCCGGAGGCGCAGCGCTGCGAGCAGATCGGGGCAGGTGTTCATGCGGCCCTCCGGGATTGCTGCCGCGCTACCGCTGCCTCGAATGCGGCGCGCTCTGGATCCAAATGGTCCCGGCGGAACCGGCGGATGTCGTGGAGCGCGAGGCGGCGCCAGTAGGGGCGGAAGGCCGGGCTGGCGGCGGCGTACTCGTGGATGCTGGCGAGCATCTCATCGAGAGCCTGCTGACGCAGCGTGCCGGTTATCGCCGGCCGTTGTCGCGCCTCGCCACCAGCGCCAGCCGATCCCGCAGCAGCTCCAGGCGCTCGCGGGTCTGCGCACCGAGGCGCAGTTCCAGCAGGCTCAGCACCGACAGGTAGGCGTCCAGCAGGGCGGCCATCGCCTCCGCGTAGGTCACGGGGCGCGGTCGCCGGGGCATCGTTTGTTCTCCAACGATATTTTGCTGTGGATGCAGCTTCATCGGAGAAGGCTGCGCTAAGCTGTTGGCAATGACGGGATTCTACCGCTTCAGTAACGGATGGTTGACGCTGGGCCTGGGCAGTAATTGTGGCAACTGGCGATTGATGTGTTGCAGCCAGAGTTCTCGCGATTACGATGTGATGACGGTTGTTCTCGACAGCCGGAACGACACCGAAGGGGAGGGTCGAGCCGTGCCGATACGCGCCGTTGCCGTAACCCATAACCAGTTCCTCGCGTCACCAAATGACGGAGGGGAGTTTAGCGCTGCTGAACACACCAGGCAAGGGGAAACCGCCATTGAGGCGGAAAAAAGATTAGCTCAGCTGAATGAAGTTAGGAGTGCTGCTTCACTCTTGTTTTTCGAGGCCCTGGGTTATCCGGCGGTGGATCACCGGCTGCGGCTGCGAAAAGCTCGACCATTGTCAGAAGCGTTGCCTGCTTGTCTGGCGGCAATGATCGAATTGTCTGAGCTATTGCCTCTGTGATCTCATCGACCGGCATGCCGGGGATCAGATCGCCAATGCTGATTTTTAGCAGGGCTGCCAGCTCTACGCGCTTGCCGATCGAGGGTTTGGTCAGTCCGCTTTCCCACTGATTGACCGCACTTGGGTTCACCCCCAGCGCCTTTGTGACATACCGCTGGGTGAAGCCTAGCTCGGCGCGGGCCGACCGGATTCTCTGGCCAATTGGCATGGCTATGGTATGCCACACCGACAGTTGAGTTTCCCTTAACAAATAGTGTGCGGTTGCGCACAATTGAGGCTGGACAGCCGATTTAGTGACGCTTAACCTGCCCAGATGGCCGCTGTTCTCACCGGAATGGACCTGCTGCGCTCCCCCGCCTGTCGTGGGGTTCGCACTTTGATCGCCCGTGAGCTTGGCATCGAGAAGGGGGCTATCTCGCAGTGGAAGGTCATACCGGCCGAGCGGGTGCCGCCCATTAGCCGCATCACCGGCATCCCACGTCACTTGCTGCGGCCCGATCTGTGGGATCCGCCCTGCGGCTGCGGCCAGCATGAGCCAGCGGAGGCTGCCGGCTGACGACCTGACGCCTGCACCAAGGGAGGGAACCGTATGCACACACACAATGGCCTGCTCACACGACAACTCCCGCTCGACTTCTGGCAGCTTGGCGTAGTGGCGTAAGCGTCGTGGCCAAGTCACCACAGAAATCCTGCGACATGGCCGAGTTCGCCATCCCATTGGTGCGCAAGCTGGTGGGCGCGCGCCGACGCTATGGCATCGCCTGGGACGCCTCTTTCACGGATGCGGGACTGGAGCTGGGCATCAGCCCATGGCGCTGCCGGACGCTCTACTACCGGCTGGCGGGCATTCGCCCGGTGCTGTTCGCCGAGTGGAACAGGCTGAGGGAGCGCGGCGCGCTGATGCTGCGGCAGGAAGCCGCGCGGCTGCGGCGGTTTGCCGATGAGCTGGACGCCGAGGCCGACGCCCTGGAGAGCGGCCAGAGCAATTACCCACGGAGCGACGGATGCGAACCTGCGCCTGGCGACGCTGCCTTGCGCGAGGCGGCCGATTAGTGGCGACGCAACTGGACCGGCTGGAGGGCGACCGTATGATCCTGGCGCTTGAGTTGTTGCTGCTGTGGCTGCTGGCTGACGCGCTGATCGCGGTCGTGGTGCTGTGGCGTTGAGCGACGCTCCGATGCTGCGTGTGCTGAGCCTCGGCGCTGGGGTGCAGAGCACGACGCTGGCGCTGATGGCAGCGCGTGGCGAGATCGAGCCGCCAGACTGCGCCATCTTCGCGGATACCGGCTGGGAGCCAGCGGCGATCAGCTACATTAACCGTGGAAAGACGTGGCGCCATGTCAAGTAAAGTGCGCATCACCACGCCAGCACGGTTCAAACTCACTGCGCCAGTGGCTCTCGAATATGATCTGCATGTGTCGGTGGGAGATGCGTTGCATTATCTCCTTCCATCGGAAGCTGTATTTACAAGTTTCGATCTAGCTAATTCTCAGTCCGCCATCGAAGGGGCGCGGAAAAAACGTAAATACTGTGTGGCTGGATTTCCCGACATGGCGATCTTCTGGCGCTCGCGCGTCGTGCTCCTCGAGCTGAAGCGGAGCCGCGGCGGGCAGCTCTCGCCGGCGCAGCGCGCGCTGCACCCCCGGCTGGAGGCTGCCGGCTTCCCGGTGGCTGTGGTGCGCTCCGTGCCCGAGGCGCTGGATGCGGTAGCTGCTCGAGGGATCCCTTTGCGTGGGAGGGTGGCCGCGTGATGCGCGTGGCATCTGTCTGCTCGGGCATCGGCGGCGCCGAACTGGCGTTGGCCGGCATCGCGCACCACGCCTTCGCGGCCGAGACCGATCCATTTGCACGCGCGGTGCTGGCGCATCGCTTCCCCGACCTGAAGGTCCATCATGACTTCACCAAGATCCCGGCATCGGCTGGCCCAGTTGACGTTTTGGTTGGAGGCACGCCCTGCCAGTCGTTCTCCATCGCCGGGCTGCGTGGAGGCATGGCCGACGAGCGCGGCAACCTGGCCCTTGAGTTTCTTAGGCTGGCTGAACGACTGCGCGCCCGCTGGGTTCTTTGGGAGAACGTCCCCGGTGTCCTGTCGAGCAACGACGGACGGGACTTTGGCGCCTTTGTCGGAGGGCTGGCAGAACTCGGGTATGGGTGGGCCTACAGGAGCCTTGACGCACAGTATTTCGGTTTGGCCCAGCGACGCGTCCGTGTGTTCGTTGTCGGCTATCTTGGAGACTGGCGACGTGCCGCAGCGGTATTATTTGAGCCCGCGAGCCTGCGCGGGGATTCTGCGCCGAGCCGAGAAGCGGGGAAAACAACTGCCACCACACTTGCAAGCCGCGCTTCAGCAGGCGGCGGACTCGGCACCGACTTCGACTGCGACGGAGGACTGATCGCGTTTGGCGGCAACAACACCGCTGGTGCGATCGACGTGGCGACTGCGGTCAACGCGCACGGTGGTCCGCACGGCCGGCTGGATTTCGAGAGCGAGACGTTTGTCGCCCATCCCTTGCGGGCGCAGGCACAGCCGTCGCATCGGGCAGACAGCGACACTTACATCGCCCACTCCCTCCGCGCTGAGGGTGTTGACGCCGGCGAGGATGGCACGGGACGCGGAACGCCGCTGGTGGCCTTTGACGCGCGGCAGTCGGACACCATCACCTACGGCGACATGAGCGGCCCGCTGGATACTGACGGGCATAGCGTCGCTGTTGCCTTCGCCCAGAACCAGCGTGCCGAGGTGCGGTGCATGGATGTGGCTGGCGCGCTCGCCGCTGAACCGGGGGCTAAGCAGCAGACGTATGCCGTGCAGATGGTCAACTGCAACAGCACGCCAGAGGTGAGCGAGGACATCGCTATGCCACTGCGATCCAATGATGGCAGCGGTAATCGGCAGGGACTCGCGACAGCCTCCAGCGTGCGCCGTCTAACCCCGCGCGAGTGCGAGCGGCTTCAGGGCTTTCCTGACGGCTGGACGGACGTGGTGTATCGCGGGAAGCCCGCAAGCGATGGGCCGCGCTACCGGGCGCTGGGCAACGCGTTCGCTGTGCCGGTCGTCAGGTGGATCGCGCGGCGGCTGGTGCGTGAGGACGCCGCGAGCGTGCAGCCGGGAGTGCTTGCAGCATGAACCGCAGCGCTACCCGCGCAGGCCCGGGCACGTTGCGGACGCCGCTCTCCCACTGCTGGACGGCGCGCACGGTGCATTCGAGCGCGTCGGCCAACTGCTGCGTGGTGAGGCCCAGCCGCTCGCGGGCGGCGCGGACCTCAGCGGGGCTCATTGGCGCGGTTCATCATACTGGCGTGGATGCAGGCGTCGGCGCGGTCGCGATCATCAAAGCGCACGATGTACCATTCCATGACGGTGCCGGGGTTATCGTGGCTCGGGATCGGTTCATAGCGAACGATGCGGCCGGTCTGCGAGTGGTAGTAAGTGGTGCGGATGCGGTCGTTGCGGCGGAACTTCATGGTCTGTCTCCTGTTGATAGGCCGGGTTCAGCGCTTGCGGCGCTTCGGCTCGGCGGTGGCGACCACGACGCCATCCAGCAGCGCGCGGTGCGGATACTGGATCGCGTAGGCTGGGAGCTTTCCGGTGATCTCTTCGACGGTGCCGGTGAAGGCGCCCTCGCCGCGCAGTTCCCAGCCCCGGCCCCTGTCCATCTCGATCCGCAGCATTGTCGTGGTCTCCGTTTCCATGTGCTGAGATATACGAGCATTGTTCGTTGGCGTCAAGCACAATGTTCGCATCGTGCGGTGGCGAATAGGAGGCGGTGATGAACCAGACCGCCGCGATTCTGCCGTTTCTGCAGCCGCTCGAGCAGTGGGAGGTAGAGGGGCGCACACTTGGAGAGCGCGAACGCTCTGCCAAATCGCTTATGTGGGACATCGGTGATTGGTGGAACCGCGGCCCGGCGCCGGGTACGCAGTTCCCATCGGTGATCAGAGCGCCGCTCGGAGAGCACAGCGCCAAGCCGGCCGCGTTTGCCGAGATGATCGAGGAGATGTTCCCGAGCCTGCCAGCGCTGGGGTTGTTCGCTCGAGGGCCGCGGCTGGGCTGGGACGTGTGGGGGAATGAGGCGCAATGACCGTTGCGGGACTCATCCACACCCGCCACAATGCAAAACCCCCAGCGCTACCAACGCCGGGGGCTTGTAACTGGATAACTGTCGCTCGTTTGCGCGAACAAAGGGTGGCGAGTTGCATCCCCCTTTTAACGCGCATCCGGGGACTGAGCAAGGGAGCGCGTGCTATGACCATCAGCTATTCACGCAACCGTCCCGAGGGACTGCGCCATCGCGCCAAGATCGAGCGGTGGATCGTGCCGCGGCTGCGGCCGGGGTGCCGTATTCCATCCGCGGCCTGGATGGGGCGGTTCCTGCACATCAGCGCTGGCGAGGGCGCGCGGCACATGCGCCGGGTGCTGGCCGAGGCGGGCATTCAAACCGAGACGCGGGGCGCCTGGCGCGAGCGCCGGACCTACGTCGTGGCCGTTGGGAGGATTGAGGGATGAGCAACGGCAATGGCCACCGTTGGTCGAAGTTCTGGTGGCGCGACCACCAGGGCGACGCGGCGTTGCGGGCGTGCAGCTTGGCGGCGCGGGGCTACTGGATGGAGGTGCTTTGCATCATGCACGGTGCGACGCCTGTGGGGCATCTGTTGATCAACGGGCGTTCTCCCACCAATCGCCAGATGTCTGCGATCTGCGGCTGTTCCGAGAAGGAGGTCAGAGCGCACACGGCTGAACTGGAGGCCGCCGGGGTGTTCAGTCGAAGCCCTGATGGCACGATATGGTGCCGGCGCATGGTGCGGGATGCGGCTGAGTCTGAGGCCGGTCGTTCGTGGGGCCGGACTGGCGGCAACCCGACCCTTAAGGCTAATGCCAACGGAGAGGCTAAACCAGGGGGGTTAACCCCCCCCCATAACACCAAGGTTAACGAGGGGGGTTCCACCCAGAAGCTAGAAGCAGAAGAAGAAAGTAAGAAAGGCCCCCCCTTAGGCCCCCCCCCAAGCCGGGGGGGGCGACCCGCGCAGACCATTCCGAAGGATTGGTTTCCTAAGCCGAAGGCGCATTCCCTCGGCCACGACCTCGGCCTGACACCCGCCGAGGTGCTGTTCGAGGCCGAAAAAATGCGCGACTGGGCGCGCTCCAAGGCCGTCAAGGGCGCCGATTGGGATGCCCGGTTCAACAACTGGCTCCGCAACGAGGCCACCGACCGCAGAACCCGCCGCTACCTGCCAGCCAAAACCACACTCCAGGCCGAATGGGGCCTCAAATCGTTCCTGCTCGACGACGAGGAACCCGCCCCCGACAGGCTGCTGTCATGACCCGGCGAGACCACCTCCACGGCGTCACCTCGTGGCTCAACGACCTCGCCAATCTTACCGCTGGGCCCACCCCGCTGGCCGATAGTAAGCCAAAGATCGCGTCGCTGGCGGCAGCCCTCGGTGAGGAATTTCCTCTCGGTGCGTTCACCCGCCAGTCACTGCTCGTCGTGGCCAGAACTACCAAGTTTTTTCCGAGTTACTCCGAGATTTGCGATGCGCTCAGCCCATGGTGGAAAGATCACCGGCCCACCCCGGTTGCGATCGAAACCGACCAGTCCGCCGGCGCCAAACAGGCGCAGCGTGATCGTGAGAACGCCGAGAGCTGGGTCAAGACGCCGCAAGAGGTCCGGGCCAAGATCACAGAGATCCGCAACGGCTTCATGCCGCACCTGTTCGGTCCGATCTTCGGCGCCGCTATGCAGCGGCATCGCCCGCATCTGCTCCCTCTCTTGCCGCCGGAATGGCTCAAGTGGCTGCCAACCGAACCACCCGAACGCGCTGCACTCCGCGCGGCCGCCACCGAGATCCACACCGAGGTCAAGCGAGGCAAGCCGGAATGACGCCCCAGCCCCTCACCCAGCACGAGCTCGCGGACATGATGGCATCGCTCGGCCGCCGCCTCTACGACCAACACCCCCACGACGTGCTGACGCTCGCCGGCTTCCTGGCCTGCAACGCGCTCCGCTGCTGGGCCCCCGAGGACCGCATCCCACTCGCCGCCGAATGGACCGACCACGTCCTCGCCACCGTCCGCGAGAGCCTCGACTGATGGCCGACATCGACCCCGACGAGTTCGACTTCTCCGAGTTCGACTTCTCCTGCGAGCGCTCCATCGCGGCGCTCCGACAGGTCGCCGACCACAGACGCGCCGAGCTGCTCGCCCGCAACATCCACGCCAGCCTCCAGGGCGAGAACAAAGCCAACGCCCTCCTCGCCATCGTCCAAGTGCTCGGCGTCTGGCTCAGCAGCGAGCCACTCGAGCGACAGATCACCGGCCTCGCCGTCATCTCTCGCCTCATCACCCAGCAACTCCTCGGCGTTGATGACGATGCCGCTTGACGCATCCGTGACGACAGCCGTAGATACCGCCAGCCGCTCACAGCGCGTCGAGGAGCGGTGCGGTAGCCGTTGGGGCGTCGTGCATACCCACCCGCAGGCCGAGCGCTGGGCCGCACAGAACCTCCAGCGCCAGGGCTACGCAGCCTACCTGCCAACCCACACCGTCCGCATCCGCGACCGCACCATCCCGACACTCACCCGCCCCGTCGAGCGCCCGCTGTTCACCAGCTACCTGTTCGTGGCAGTGCCGCTGACCCTTTGGGGGCCGATCCGCCACACACTCGGCGTCCGCAGCCTGCTCATGAGCGGGGAAAAGCCGTATCTACTGCCAGAGGCCGTCTGGAACGCGCTACAGGCCGGTGAGGCGCTTCGCCGCGCCATTGCGCCACCCGGAGCCTCGTGGGCGCCTGGCACCCCTTGCAGCCCCGGGAACGGGGTGTTTACGGGCCACCCAGCCGTCGTCATCTCAGTCGACCGCGGAAAGGCCATCATCGCCATGCTGCTGTTCGGGGAACTGCGACAGGTCTCGGTCGATGTGAACAGCCTCGTGGCGCGGGAATGATCGCTAAACTAGTCAGCGGCTAGCAATGTCAGGCATTCGTGGCTCAGCTCCCGGCGAACGACGTGGTGGACGCCAGAAAGGCACCCCCAACAAGGTCAACACCGATCTCAAGGCCATGATCCTCGGCGCCTTGGCTGGCGCTGGCGGCCAGGATTATCTGCAGCGTCAGGCCGAGCTGAACCCCGGCGCATTCCTCACCCTCATCGGCAAAGTCCTGCCCATGCAAATCACCGGCGATGGTGGCGGATCGCTCGTGATCGAGGTGGTGACTGGTGTTCCGCGCGATGAGGACGTGCTGACCGGTGTGCCACGAGACGGTGACGCCGACAACGAATAACGTGCTATAACGATCGAGACCTCAGGGTGCTGATAACACCCTGAAGCCTCTGGCCAACGAACAAGGTGAGTGCTCGAATGGTTGACAACATCATTGATCAGCAATCCGCCCACGCCAAGGATTTGGCGGAGAGACGCCGCGCTACAACGCAACGATACCGAGAGAAAAACCGCGAACAGATAAGAGCCCAATCGCGCCCTTACACTAAGGCATACCGGCTAGCTAATCTTGAAGCGGTTAAAGCCAAAAAACGGGCAAAATACGCCGCAGATGGCGAATACGACAGACGATACGCTAGAGAGTGGTACGCACGAAACGCAGAGGCCGCAAAGGCAAAGCATGAGGCGTGGCTCGCGGCTAATCCAGGCAAGCGAGTAGAATACGAAACCCGCAGACGAGCCAGGAAAGCTGGTGCTGGTGGTGACCACACCGTCGATGATGTCCTGGCGATCGGCGAAGCGCAGGGGTGGAAGTGCCATTGGTGCAGCAAATCAGTACGGAAGCGCTACCACATCGACCATATAATCCCGCTGTCCAAAGGCGGCGGAAATGGACCGCGCAACCTGTGCGTCACTTGCCAACCTTGTAACCAAAGCAAGCATGCCAAGGACCCGATTGATTGGGCGAGGCAGCTTGGAAGGCTCTTGTGAGAGATGCCAGCGACAGCGCAACGTGTGAGCTTGAGCTACCGCCCGAGGCCGCAGTTCGTAGCCTTCCATAAGCGGAAGCAGCGCTGGGCATGCATAGTTGCTCATCGGCGGTGCGGCAAGACTATGGCGACCGTGATGGATCTGATTGATGCCGCGCTGCGGTGCGATAAGCCGGATGGTCGTTTCGCTTATGTCGCACCCACTTATGCGATGGCTAAAGATATTTCGTTCGGTTACCTGAAGCGCTTCACGACGGACATACCTGGGGTCGAACAGCGCGAGTCAGACCTGTCAGTGATCTTCCCTAATGGGGCTCGAGTGCGTTTGTATGGGGTCGAGAGCTACGATCGGTTGCGTGGTATATACCTCGATGGCTGCATCCTGGATGAAGCTGGCGATATGCCGCCTCAGGCGTGGCCCGAGGTTATTCGTCCGGCTCTTGCTGATCGTCAGGGATGGGCCGTGTTCATTGGAACCCCAAGGGGCAGGAACGAATTTCATCGCATTCACGAGCATGCGCAGCTCGCTCCCGACTGGTTCTCGCTGACGCTCCGGGCTGACCAAACTGGACTGCTGCCGCAGCAGGAACTGGACGACATCAGGAATATGCTGACGCCCGAAGCCTATGCGGCTGAAATGCTCTGTAGTTTCGACTCCGCAATCTTAGGGGCATACTTCGCTAAGGAGTTGGATGAAGCACAAGCGGCTGGTCGTATAACGTCAGTCCCTTATGATCCCATCCTCCCTGTGCATACTGCTTGGGACCTAGGTGTGTCTGACAGCACCGCCATCTGGTTCTTTCAGGTCTCCCGCGCCGAAGTTCGCGTCATCGACTACTACGAAGCATCCGGCTACGGCCTCCCACATTACGCTGCAGTGCTCACCTCGCGCGGCTACACCTACGGCACCGACTACCTGCCGCACGACGCACAGGCCCGACAACTCGGCACCGGCCGCTCGCTCTGGGAGACGCTGCACAGCCTCACCAATCGCATCCCGCGCGTGTTGGCACAGCAGAACCTGATGGACGGCATCAACGCCGCGCGCATCAGCATCGCCTCGTGCTGGTTCGATACATACAAGTGTCATGACGGCCTCGAGGCGCTGCGTGCCTATCGCGCCGACTACGACGACAAGCGCAAGGTGTTCACGGATCGTCCGCGGCACGACTGGGCCAGCCACGGATGCCTCACTGGCGATGCCATAGTTCTGACCGACCATGGGTTGCGGCGTATCGACCAGATGAAGGCCGGCGACCGTGTTTGGACACCGGCAGGATATGCCGTGGTCGAATGGGCTGGAGTGGTGAAGCGGGCAGCCGAACTCGTGCGGATTGAACTACCAGACGGGCGCAGGCTGACGTGTACGCCAGAGCATAAAATCGCGACAAATCGCGGTTTCGTTCATGCTGATGCTTTGCGATATCTGGACGTTGTGCTATCTGGTAACGAATGGCAAAGCTACCTGATAGGATTGTGTTCGAGGGTTGCGTCTACCGGCTATCGGGCAATTATTACCGCCGCCATGAGTGGGGAAAGCCAGGACCGTCCAACCTTCATCGAGCGGTGTGGGAGCATCATAACGGCCCTGTGCCGGACGGCTGTGACATACATCATCGGGACGGCAACCCACTCAACAATGCTCCCGGCAACCTTGAATGCGTCGATGCCTCTGAACACAAGCGACAGCACGCATTGGAGCGACGCGCCCGCGGAGAACTCCACGACCCATCTGACTTTTGCCGCGAGCAGGCTGCTGAGTGGCACGCCAGCCCCGATGGCATCGAATGGCATCGGCAACACGGCAAAGCGACATGGGACACGCGCAAGTGGGTTGCTGTTGTTTGCCGCCAGTGTGGTCAGAGCTTTGCTACGCCTTATCCCACGCGGGCGAAGTGGTGCCATATCAATTGTAAGATGGAAAACCTACGCCAGCGGCGCGGACGCCCAGTTGGTCTACGACCTGACCGTAAAAGACCACGCCTGCTATCAGGCAAACGGGTTGCTGGTCAGTAACAGCGACGCGTTCCGCTACCTAGGCCTCGCCTGGCGGCAGATGCAGCCTGAGAAGCCGCCGAAGCCGCCAGAGGACTCGTGGGACCGGGCTTTCGCCCGCGCATCGCAGAGCACAGTCGAGAGTTGGCGCGTGGCATGAGCGACGATGATAGGGTCGTGCATATTGCCTGCCATAAGTGCTGGACTCGCCGCCGTTGGCCTGTGTCTGTGCCAAGGGAGAGCCCTGATGTGTTCTGTCGCAGCCTCAAATGCGAGTGCGGCGCAGACTATCGCAGTTTAGCCATTGGCCGCGGCGACGTGGCGCGTCTGCGCGCGATGATGGAGGAATGGTGGAATGAGGAGGCGGCGTCGCGTAAGCCTCGTGCCCGCAAAGCCGCTCAGGGTGCGGCTGACCAAGGCGGACTGGGCACAGGTCATACGAGCCAGGGCGTCGATGGCGGCGTTCGATGAGATGCCGCAGGAGTGGCGCCGGTTCTGTGCCGACTACCCACGCACTGCGCGCGGCTCCTCACTGGCCGGCGTGCTGGACTCGGCCGGGGGAGACGTGCAGAGCGCCCAGCAGTCGCTGCGATATCTGCTGCCGGTGAGGGGCGCATGAGGCATCGCTGGACTGACGAGGACAGAGCGTTTGTTGCGGCGCAATGGGCCAGCGGCATCAAGCAGAAGCACATTGCAGAGATATTCGGCTACGCCGCCCCGGCCATGATCTCTAATGAGATCCAGACGTTCCTTCGGAAATACGCAGATACGCCTGTTCGTCCTGATGATCACAGGCAGTCGCACAACCGAGTGAAGGCACAAGGCGAGCCTCGCCGGTTGCTGGTCAAGGATGCAATCGCCACTTTCATCGCAAAGCGCAGCGCATGACGGTCGACAAGCCAGACACCACCATCCCCATTCCTGGTGGCGCGACAATCACGTTGCGGGTTCCAAGGCGTCCACCGCTGTCCGTCGAAAAAGCATCAATCATTGCGGACTATGGGCATCCGACACGCTGGGAGTACGAGGGCGAGGACAACATTCTGCTGCACTGGGATTACCGGCGATGACCGAGCAGCCAGACACCACCACGCTGAGCGGCGCGGAGTTCCAGCGCCACGCCGGCACCGACGCGCAGAAGTGGGCCGAGGCGTTCGTGCGTGCATGCCACCGCGATCTGCATGAGCTGCTGTCCGACGAGTGTCAGGCGTATCTGGCGCGGTGGCTGAGCGATTACGCTGAGGTGCGCGTGGCTGAGGAGCTGGGGCGCGTCACCGCTCGCCTGGTGCCACGGCATGACGAGTGAGGCACCCGACCACGAAGGCCGTGCCGCAGCAATGGAACTGGTGATCGGTGCGCTCATGGCCAACTTCTGCCGCGATCCTCGACACCCGACGCTCGACGAGATGCGCGCCGTATCTGCCGAGGTTGCGGCGATACTCAAAGCGGTGCGGCATGACGACTGATGCGGAGCGCCCTGTACTCGACTGGTGCGCGCAAAAGACGGTCGTGGATCTGATCGAGGAGGCCAAGTGGGCCGTCACGCGATGGGAGTTGCATCGCAGGCTCTACGAGGCGCTTGATGAATGGGACCGCCAGCACAAGGATTGAGTCCGCAAATCACGATTATCGGTCGGAACAACCGCAGCGCTAAGGTCTAGACAAATCGCCCGATTGGCGAGGCGCAGGAAAACCCGCGGAGTCCCGAACCTAATCGCCCACGATCCATTCGGAGCGGCATTACAGCACCATGCCAGACAACAGCCTAGCCCCACCGAACATGCCCTGGCTGTGGCAGCCCAACAGCCCCGTGGGCCAGCCCAACGGCCTCGGGCCGCCGATGCTCAACTATGCCGCGCCACCCAGCCCCACGAGCCAGGGCGCAGGCGTGGCAGCAGCGGGCCAGCAGGCGTGGCAGTGGCTCCAGGACCAGCGCGTCGAGAGCGTGCGCCAGGGCCTGCTCGATCCCGACACCGGCCTGCCGACGCAGAAGGGCGTCGTCCAGGGCGTCGGACAGACCGCGCAGGGCATCGTCATGGGCACCACCGCGCCGGGTGACGTGCCGCCCCCTGGCATCGTGGCGTATCACGGCAGCCCCGCCGACTTTAACCGGTTCGACGACCGTTTCATCGGCACGGGTGAGGGCGCGCAGGCATACGGCAGAGGGCACTATTTCGGAGGCGCGGAGGAAACTGGCCGCAACTATCGCGACGCGCTCACGCCGGAGACCATCCCCAACCCCGAGTTCAACGCAGCGCAGCAGGAATACAACGCGAAGTATAGTGCTGTGGGAAACGCTGCGGGTGCGACTGATGCAGAGTTCAATGCCGCTATTGCCGCGCGCGATGCCGCGTATGAAAAGATGAAGAGCCTTCCCCCGACTATCCCTAATCCAGCGGCGCCCGGGCACATGTACGAGGTGAAGATCGGCGCTGATCCGGAGCATTTCCTGCACTGGGATAAGCCGCTGTATCAACAGAGCGACGCGGTAAAGCAATCAGGTATTATACCCAAGACGCCTGACTACCAGATGCAGACCGGCGGCGAGTTCCTGGAACGCCTGTCCAGGCGCCTCGGTGGTTCCGACGTTGCCGCCAAGGCATTGCAGGATGCGGGTATTCCTGGGGTTCGCTACCTCGACCAAGGCAGCCGTGGCGCTGGGCAGGGCACGCACAACTACGTCGTGTTCGACCCCGCCATGATCGACATCCTGCGCAAGTATGGCCTCGCCGGCCTGATCGCAGGCGGGGGCGCCGCAGCCGCCGCAACCCAGCAACAGCAGCCGAGCCAGTGAGCGACACCGCGCACCAGTAATATCAGCGCCGTGGCTCGAACGCCTGCAACAACTTGTGCGCCAGGTCAGTCGCAATATGCCGCGCCAGGCTCTCGGCTCGCTCGCGGCGCATGGCCCAGTCGCTCATCGCTGCCGGATCGAAGGCCGGCGGTGCGCGGCCGATGTGGAGATCCAGCGCCTGCTCACGCCCGATCTGGTAGCGCAGCATCATCGGTTCGCCGCTTGAGGCGTACGGCGACTGATCGATCCTGATCGATATGGTTACAGCGTCTTCCATGCTCTCACCCTCCCGTGGTCCATGAGCGATACCGCACACCGATCACTCGTCCGACTGCTCTGCGGCCTTTCGCTGGTTTTCATACATCTGATACGCTTGGTGCCACGCCTCGCTGTGCCTGGGATCGATTGAGAGGGAGGCGCGACGCGCGAAGTCCTCTCGCCGCTCACGCTCAGCCTTCTGACGCAAGGGTTCATCTTCCAACCACTTGCGCCCCTCGTATTCAAGCAGCGTCTCGGGGCCGAAACGGCGCTGATGCATAACCTCTCTGATGCGGCTCCCAACCCAGGCCGTTGATCGACCGAACTCCTTTCCGAGCGCGCGGTAATCGCGCTGGCCACCGAGATATGCCTGCCAGACAGCATCCCTGATCCTCTGGTTCTGTGCCTCTCGCAATTCGTACTTCGTCGTTTGCTTCGGGCGCGCCTTCTTGGCCGCGCTCAGCCTGACCAGCGCCGCGTCATAAGCGGCTTTCGCCTCGACGTATTCACGCTCCGCATCGTCCGACATCGGAACCTCCTCACGCTCCATGAGCGATACCGCAATCCATCTCCACGTCCATACCGGCGACCGCGGCCCCGACACGCCGCCGGCGATCCGTGACCTGACGGGCGGCGATCCAGACGCTTACCCGAAGGATCTTGATGACCTTCATGGGAAGCTAGTCAGGTGGTTCGAAGAGTCAGAAATGGCTCGGATGGATGAAATAGAATTAGCTCAGCGTGACCGTGAATATTTTGATGGGTTTCAATGGACCAGAGAAGAACTCAAACTATTAAAGGAGCGGGGTCAACCCGCTATCGTAATAAATAAGGTGGCTGATAAGGTTCAGCTATTATGCGGGATGGAAAGAAAGGCTCGTACTGACCCCAAGGCGTTTAGTCGCACGCCAGCCGAGGAGGATCGCGCCGACGCTGCCACGCAGGCATTGAGATACATTGCGGATGACAACGACTTCTCCATCGTGCGCAGCGAAGTGTTCTCCAACATGCTCATCGAAGGCGCTGGTGGCGCTGACCTGGGCCTCGAGGACGACGGGCAAGGCTCGTGCAACATCACGATCACCACCATCCCGTGGGATCGCATCTGGTACGATCCGCACAGCCGCAGCTACGATTTCAGTGATGCGCGCTATAAGGGCATGGTCATCTGGACCGATAGGGACGCCCTCGAGGAGATGTATCCCGACGCGGACGATGTGATTGAGAGCAGCTTCAGCAGCACCGACTACCAGTACAACGACCGGCCGGAAACGGCGTTCTGGACCGACAACAACCGCAGACGTGTGCGGCTCGTGCAATGCGACTGGGCCGAGCGTGGCACCTGGTGGCGCGCGACCTATACCAAGTCGGGGCTGCTGGCCGCGCCACAGCGCTCCAAGTTCAAGGACCGCAAGGGCAAGTCGTGCAGCGGGCTGCTGCTGCAATCCAGCTACATCAATCGCGAGAACCAGCGTTACGGCATGGTGCGGGGCCTGATCAGCCTACAGGACGAGATCAACAAGCGGCGCTCCAAGGCGCTGCACCTGTTGTCAGTCCGCCAGGTCGTCGCAGAGAAGGGCGCTGTGCCGGATGTCGATAAGGCACGCCGCGAGGTCGCCAAGCCGGACGGCTACGTGGAGGTGATGCCGGGGCTGAAGTTCGAGATCGAGCAGACCGCGGACCTCGCCGCAGGTCAGTTCCAGTTGCTGCAACACGCCACCGCCGAGATGCAACTCTCGGGGCCGAATGCAGCCATGTCGGGCACCGACCCGCGCGAGTTGTCGGGCCGTGCAGTATTGGCGATGCAAGCAGGGGGTGCCGCGCAGAACGAGCCGTTGGCCGACGCGCTGCGGTTCTGGAGCAGGCGGGTATATGAAGTTTGTTGGCAAGCCGCAAGGGAATACTGGTCGGGCGGAAAATGGGTCAGGGTCACGGATAACCTAGGGGAGACGCGTTGGGTTGGAATTAACCGACCCGTCAGACTGATGGATCGCTTGGCTGATATGCCAGAGCAACATCGGGCTATGGTTATGCAACAAATGCAACTACAGCCTGGCGATCCTAGATTGCAGCAGGTAGTTGGTATCGAGCATGACATTTCGGATTTAGATGTAGATATCACCATTGAAGAGGGCATAGATATTCCATCGCTACAAGCGGAAGAATTTCAGTCGCTAGTCCAACTGGCTTCGGTACAGCCAGGATTGATCCCTGGCGATGTCTTAATCGCGGCGTCAGGGCTGCGCGACAAGGATCAGATCCTCGAGCGCATGAAGGAGCACCAGCAGCAGCAGCAGCAGGCACAGCAGCAGGCAGGGCAACTCGCAACACAGCACGCGCAAGCGGACATCGCTGGCAAGCAGGCGAAAGCGCAGGCGGACATGGCGCTGGCGCAGGAGCGCAAGGTCAACGCCGCGGCCAACGTGCATTCCGTGCATGGCGAGTTCAGCGCACCACCCTACGGGCAGCCGCATGTGGCGCCGGACAACCCGCCTGGCGCGTCACAGCCGATGCAGCCGCCGTTGGACCCTGAGCAGATGGATCCGCAAATGGCAGCGATGCACCACATGGCCGATCTGCAGAAGAAGGCCGCCGACATCAGCAAGACGCGCGCCGACACGATGCTCACCGCGGCGAAGATCCCGCACACCGCACAGCAGACGCTGCACACCGCGCACCAGACGCACAACACCGCTGTGACCACGAACAGATTGCTCCGCACGCCGATTCCACAGCCAGCACCGCCAGGGAGCGCGCCATAATGTGCTTCACCGTCCCATGGCTGCTCTATGCCCTTATTTGGCTCGTGGTGGTCGGTGGTATTGTCGCCGTCATCATGCTTATCCTGCCGATCGTACTCGGCTGGCTGGGATGGGCTGGCGATGTAGCGATGCGTATTATCAGGATCATCGTTGCGGTGATCGTGCTTGTTGCGCTGCTGTATATGCTAATCGATCTGTACGCGTGCGCGACGGGCGGCAGGGCGCTGCTGCGATGATCCGGCTGTTGGCCGGCGACTGCCGCACCGTCCTCGCCACGCTGCCAGCCGACAGCGTCCAGTGCGTTGTGACCAGCCCGCCGTACTATGCGTTGCGCTCGTATTTGGACGCATCGCACCCCGACAAGCATCGCGAGATTGGATCGGAGGCGACGCCTGACGAGTATCTGGCGACGATGGTTGCGGTGTTCCGAGAGTCACAGCACGGTCGAGTCCAACCCGCAACGACATACTGAGGTCCAATGGCAACCCTGACTGTCGGCAACGGCCAGAGCATTCAGGCCGCGATTGATGCCGCCGCACCAGGCGACACGATCGACGTGCAGGCGGGCACCTACACCGACCAGTTCCTCACCATCCGCACCTCGATTACGCTGCAGGCGGTGAATGGCGAAGTCCAACTCGTAGCAACGCAGCAACCACCGGATGGGAAAGCTTACATCACGGAGGGCGCCAGTGGCATCAGCGTGGCGATCAATGGGTTCGATATTAGCGGGGTGGCTGTACCGGACGGAAATGGCGCTGCGATCCGCTACGAGGGCGGCGGTCTCTCGCTGTCGGACGACTACTTCCACGACAACCAAGAAGGATTGCTCGGCGCCGCTGTTAGCAACGGTTCAATTGCCATCGACCATTCCGAGTTCGCCCATAACGGCGATGGCAGTGGATCAACTCACAACATCTATGTCGGAGCAATTGCGAGCTTCAGCCTTACGAACTCGTACATCCACGACGCGGTCGTAGGCCACGAGGTCAAGAGCCGCGCCGCCAACAACACCATCACCGGCAACCGCATCTTCGACAACGGCGGCAGCGCCTCCTACAGCATCGACCTGCCGAACGGCGGCAACGCCACGATCAGCGGCAACACGATAGAGCAAGGTCCGAACACCCAGAACCCGTTCGTCGTGGCCTACGGTGAAGAGGGCGCATCCAACCCAGGCACCAGCTTCGCCATCACCGGAAACGCCATCGTCAACGACGATCCGTCCGGGCGGTTCCTGCTCGACACCGCAACGCAGCCGACGCTGAGCGGCAACAGCGTCTGGGGGCTGCCCGCTATCGGTGACACCGTGCTGCTGGCCAACCGGCCGAGCCTGGAAACCAGCGCCATGACGTTCGTCAATCCCACCAATCCTCCGGCGGGAGTTGGCGGATCACCACCATCCCCAGAACCGTCCCCACCACCGCCAGTATCACCACCGCCGCCAACAGAGCCGCCGCCATTGCCACCTCCCGAGCCCCCGCCAGTGCTGCCGCCTGACCCGCTGCCATTACCGCCGCCAGAGCCACCACCGCTACCGCCGCCGACACCAACGCCCACGCCATCACCGCCCCCCGTGCAGCACGGGCATATGGGGCACCACCATCAGCTCGCTGCTGCGCTGCGGGACTTTCTGGCGCCACACACGCACACGTAACGACGCAACGACGTACGACGCCTACGCATCAACACATGGAGACATCTGATGCCAACATTCCGCGTCACATCCGGGGCTCTGACGCTCGATAGCGTTGGGGGCAATTACCCGAGCAATGAGCTCCCAGGCGATCAGCCTGGTATCGACAATTCGCTGCCAATTCCTCCACCGCCACCGGGGATTTGGCCGCCTCCTGTGCCGGCGCACCCAATAGTGCCGATCCCGCCGGGAGGCAGCACGCCGCCGCCGGGAACGATCTGGCCCAGCCCTGGCCATCCAGCGCACCCGATAGCTCCCGGTGGCTCACCGCCGCGGCCCGATCAGACGCTACCGCCGACTGGCATGGACCCACATCCGTCTCACCCAATCGCGTCAGGCACGTACTGGTGCCTCGTGTATCTACCGGGCTTCGGGTGGAAATATGTGGTCATCGATCCATCACTGCATGTGGACGTCTCTCCGCCGGCACCACAACCAGCGCCGACGCCGCATAAATAATCTACGCGTCAATCGTGTCTAGCGAACACACCATGCAGCCGGGTCGCGGCCTCAAACCGCGCCTTGGCTGCTTCCTCCAAAGTCTTGAAGCGGCCAAGAGCAATATCCTTGCCGTTGAACATGATGCGGGCGCGATAGCTGCCATGAGGCAGGAGGCCGACGCCTTTGATGCCGGTGGTGTTGTTCTTCCGCTTTCCGGAATTGGCGCCGTTTTGGAGCTTCGTGGCAGCCCGCAAGTTGGTGAACCGATTGTTCAGCTTGTTGTGGTCAATATGGTCGATGACATCCGGCACAGGCTCGCCGTGCATATAGAGCCAGACGAGGCGATGAGCACGATATTGGATGTGTCCGACAGCGACCCTCAAATGACCGGCAGGATTGATGGTGCCAGCGGCTTTGCCAGCATATCGAGTGTTCCAGAGGCGGAAGTTTTGTTCGTTGCGGAACATACTGCGCGGGCGCGGCTTCCAGGCGAACACACCGCTAGCCACATCATAGTGGAGAAGTTGCCGCACCAAGTCTCGGTCTGGCAGTTTGCGAATAGCCATATCGGTCCTCCGAACGGGATCGTTGGTCAGGGTGCCTGGGCCGTGGCAAGCGGCTCAGGTTCCCGCTTTATAACATAACAACCAGGGGCTTCACGTCATGAAACACAATGCGGGCCAGGATACGTTAGTGCCGCGCCTTGCTTCAACGACGGGGTTCGAGCACGACCCCATCTCAGCGCCCCACCGCATCGCGTCGACCGCACAAGCGGCCCGTGGGGCATCGACAATTCGGCGTATCCTCGCTCGCGTTGGTTATGGCACGGTCATCGTGGCGGGCGCCATGTTCTTCCACGCGCCGGCCCATGCCACGGTCATCCTCTCGTTCGGCCAGACTGCCGGGACGCCGATCACGGCGACGGAGAACGGCGCGCAGACCGCCACCACGCTCAGCGCTGTCGACGCGCCGATCGCCATCACGCAGATCGAGAACGGCTCGCCGGTCAATGCGTTCTTCGACCTCAGTGCTGCGTCCGATGGTGCTGCCGTGCCGATCCTGGGGGGAAGTGCTCAGAAATTCTCTGGCACGTTCAGCATCACTAGTTCCATTGGCGGCACCGGCACCAACTACCTGTCGGGCGTGTTCAGCGACGTGACCTTCGGCAGCGGCGCTGGTGGAGCGCTGGCTGTCGGTGCGCCGCCTGATGTGCTCACTCTGACCAGCGACGTGATCACCGACCTGTTCAATCCGAGCGCGGTGGGGTTGGCTTTCGCGAATATCACGCCGGCATTCCAGATCGTGGGCACCAGCATCGGCAGCTTCACGAGTTCCGTGTCGGGCACGTTCTCAGCATCGCCTGCGGCAGTACCGGAGCCGGCCACACTGGCGCTGCTCGGGGTGGGGCTGCTCGGGTTGGGGTTGGTGCGTCAGCGGCGTGCGTGATGAGCGAGGAAAAGACGACCAGACTGTGGCTATGGAAGAACGGCGACCATTACCTCGCATTCGACAATCCGTGCCCGACGTATGGTGGCGGCGACCCGATGACGCTGGGAGAGCCGGTGGCGATTGCCATTCTCACGTCATCAACGCCTGGCTGGCAGCAATGGGATGACCAGGGGCGTTACGTGGGCTGATGGCCGAGGCGCCGCCCAACGGCAACGGCCACACCACGGTCGTGCAGGCGGCGATCAAGCTTGGCGGGCAGGCTGCGCACACGCTCGGCCCCCAGTTTCTGGCGCTGATCATCGTGAACGGTCTGGCGCTGGGCTTCCTGTTCTGGTTCGTGGATGCCCGCGCGCGACACACCGCCGACGTGCTCAATCAGTTGCTGCACGCTTGTCTTACGAAGTAGGTCGGCCAGCGTCGGGATCAGCTTTGGCGGGCAGGAGGAGCGGACCGGGAGATGGATCGCGGTGAGCCTGCACCGCTGGCACTGATACCCTTGTTCCCCGTTCGTGGCCGTGATCGCCAGCCATTCGTGGGCCATGCCGCCTCCTACTCTTCAAAATTCCCATTTCCGATAGCTACCCCCAGTCAGGTGCCAGTTGCCACAATTAGAGGCCATGGAAGCTGACCTTTTCGCCTCGATCGCGCCACCCCATCAGAGCCGAACTGTGCCGGCAGACAACAAGTTCCACCAGGGCAATGGCGAGGATGGCAAGCACTACTGGGTGACGCCACCCGACGTTTACGCCAGCCTGCACGCCGAGTTCCGGTTCACCTTCGATCCGTGCCCCTGGCCTCTGCCGATCGGCTTTGATGGTCTGACCTGTGAATGGGGCGCGTCAAACTACGTCAACCCGCCATTTGGATCCATCATCCACGAGGGCAAGAAGAAGGGCCCGACCGCCTGGGTGCGGAAGGCCCTGGCCGAGTGGCGAAAGGGCAAGCGGGTGGTGTTGGTCTATCCGGTGGACAAGTGGGTGCTGATGCTGCTGGAGGCCGGGGCCACGGTGCGCAACCTGCGGGATGTTCGCTGGCTGGCCACCGAGGACGGGTCGGTGGGCAATGGAACGGGGCGGCATGTGGCCTGCTTCATTCTCGAGCCATAGGCAAAGAAAAGCCCCGTCTCACACGGGAGAGCGGGGCTTGAGAGGTTCTCTGACTTATCGCGGCCCCATCCTAGCACAGCGGAGAGCCGCCATGCCAGCCAGAGCCAGCATGAAGTACGTGGTGAGCGTTCCCTGGTCCGACGAGGAGCGCGCACGGCTGCGCCAGATGTGGGCCAACGGGATGGGGCCAACGCTCATCGGAAAGATGCTGGGGCGTAGCAAATACAGCGTCACCAAGCAGACGCAGGCACTGAAGCTGCCGCGACACCGGCTGCCGCCCGGCCTGGCGCCGACGCCGGAACCCCGCCAGCGACCACCACAACCGCTGCGACCCGGCGCGCGCACGCTGCCGCCGCTGCCGAGTGAACTGACGGCCGAGAACCTATCCTCCCACGGGTGAGGCCGAAGGGCGGCGCTCCGCGTCTGCCAGACGAACCGGGCGCGGAGCCGATCGCCACCAACACGCATCTCTGAGGATCACCATGGCCAACGAGCAACTTGAGAGCTTCCTCAAGGGCGAGACCGCGACCGTCACGGACGCCTCCGCACCGGCCCCGCAGGCAGCGCCAGAGCCGCCGGCACCGAAGCCTGAGGCAAAGGCCGAGCCGGCCGCTAAGCAGGCCACAGCGAAGCCGGAACCCGAGGATGAGGCTGACGCAGAGCCGACCGACCGGCTCGAGCAGGACGGCAAGAGCTACATCCCGCAGCAAGTGCTGGAGCGCGAACGCCAGCGCCGCCAGGATTGGAAAGCCCGTGCGGTCGAGGCCGAGACCAAGCACAAGGAGCTGCAACGCCAACTGGATGAGGCAACCCGCCGCGCTACCGCCCCGCCACCGCAGCCACAGGCGCCACCACAGCCGCCGCCGGACCCGGCCACCAACCCGCAGGGCTGGGCGCAGCACGTCGTCCAGCAGCAACAGGCAGCGCTGCTCAACGAGCGGCTCAACAACAGCGAGATGATGCTGGCCGATAAGATCGGGCAAGAGAAATTGTCCGAGTACGTCTCCGAGTTCCGCAACCTGGCCAACGCCGACCCGACGCTGTTCGGCAAGCTCTACAGCCAGCCGCATCCCTATGCGTGGCTGACCCGCGAGGTCGACCGCCTGCGCCTGGTGCGCGATGTCGGTGACGATCCAGCCGCATACCGCGAGAAGATACTGGCCGAGGAGCGCGTTAAGTGGGAGGCCGAGGCTAAGGCCGCACCAGCCGTCTCACCCGCCGCCGGCATGCAACCATCGTTGGGCACTGCGCGCAGCGTCGCAGGACGCACCGCGGGGGCATGGACCGGCGAGCCGAGCCTCGAGGATGTGCTCAGTGTCGTCCAGAACCGCAAGCGGCCCAACGGCGCTGGCGGCGGCTCAGTGCGTTACTAAGACGTGCCGTGCCTAACCCGTAGCCGGGGTCAATCGGGCGTTTCGACCAGTCCCAGGTCGGCGAAGTGGGGCTAACCGTCGCCGGGTGAACTTAGCGGGTGTCCGACCGTAGCCGGGTCGTAACAAGCGGGCGGTTCGACCTATCGAGTCCGGGTCGTCGAAGCGGGCCGCAATCCCAATGCGGAACCCCAAACAATGGCTGACATGATCCTAACCCCGGCAAGACCGGGCTTAACCCCAATACAGTGGCAATCAGACTTCTGGGTAGAGTTCCTCCGAGAAAATCAGTTCACACCGTATTTCGGCACCACTATGGATGCCATGATACAGTTGCAAACTGATCTTACGCGCAAACCCGGCGATACTGTCGTCTTTCCCACGGTCAGGAACCTGGTCGGGGCAGGCGTTTCCGGCAACACGGTGCTCGAGGGCAACGAAGAAATACTAAACGCCAGATCGCTGAACGTCGTGGTCAGCGTCATTCGTCATGCCGTGGCGGTGTCGGACTGGGACGAACAGAAATCGGTGATCGACCTGCTGCAAGCCGGCAGGAGCGTCTTGAAGAACTGGGCCGCGAATAAGCTCAGGACGGACATCATCTCGTCGCTCGGGGCGATCACCGCAGACGGCAACGTGCAGGTTACCTACGCCGCCGCCACCGCCGCCCAGCGCAATACCTGGCTGGTGAACAACGCCGATCGGGTGCTGTTCGGGATCTCCAAGGCCAACGCAGTCAGCGGTGTATATGCAACTGCATTGGCAACCGTCGATAACGCAGCCGACAAGATGACCGCCGCTCAGATCACTCTCGCAAAGCGGCTGGCGCGCACCGCAACGCCCAAGATCCGCCCCATCCGGATAAGCAACGACGAGGAATGGTACGTGATGTTCGTGCCGAGCCTCGTGTTCCGCGACCTGATGCTCGACCCGGTCATCATCAACGCGCTGCAATACGCCTGGAACCGTGGGTCCGATAACCCGCTGTTCACCGCCGGTGATCTGATTTATGACGGGGTCATCATCCGTGAAATCCCCGAGCTGCCGATCCTGCATACCGGTGATCCCGGTGGCTCCACCATCGACTGCGGCGCGTCCTACCTCTGCGGCGCACAGGCTCTCGGCATCGCCTGGGCCCAGAGAACCAAGGTGATAACCAACACTCGTGACTATGGCTTCATGAACGGCGTTGGCGTTGAGGAAATCCGTGGCGTTGCGAAATTGCGCTTCGGCACTGATCCAACGGTGGACACGACGAAACCCGTCGATAATGGCGTGATGACCGTTTGGAGCGCCGCAGTCGCTGACGCATGAGACGAGGCTGGGATGGAAGGGGGACGCCAGCCGTCCCGTCCTCCTGCCATCCCGTTCTCTAACCATGGTGGTTGGCAGGCCATTCATGGCTGTGCCAATCCTAACAGGAGACACATCAAATGGAAGAACAACACACACCGCGTGGTGAACGTCGGCCGCTGCCCGCCGTGTCGGCGTCCGTCACCGCGGCTGCGGCTGAGGCCGGCCTCGAGCCGCCCACCCCCGAGCAGATCGCCGG